AAAGTGATTGTAAAGAATAGCACCTTTGACATGCATAGGAGTTCCAGATTGGAAGATACTTGCACCACTACTCCACTTACCGATACCGTTCACAGAACGAGGGAACGCAATCTCTTCAGGCGGTAGTTCCATAAACTCCTTACGGAAGTCTTGGATAAAGTCATTCACATCCTTCTCATTTCCAGACATGATTACCTTCAGTGCCTGTTTAATCTTCTCCCGACAAGGCGCTGGGGTTGAAGACTTAACCGCTTCGATACCCATAATCTTGAGTTGTGGTTCATGATAACGAACACCCTCAACATCCCACGCATTTAGAATGTATCGTTTCTTTGCCGTCCAGATGCCTTTGTCTGCGATTACTTCTCGCTTCATCTGCATCTTTTGGGCATATGCATTCATAACTTCAGCAAGATTTTGATAACTCTTATCAATAAAAGGTTCCATCTTCTGTGAAGCCACTGTGTCCAAAAAGTCCACGACTTTCTGGGTATACTGATCTTCCGATAGATCATTTCGATTCGCAAACGCTCCACTAACGAGGTTGTCAAAAGTGATATAAACCGAATCGGTATCTGACGCCAAAACGTAATCAACCGATTCTGTTTTAAGAATTTTGTTAAGGTATTCATTGATCTTCCTCTCAATCCACCGAATTGATAATTGTCCAGAAGTTGTAATACCTTCTGCAATTCTCAAGTCATAGTATCTAAACCATTCGTTACCAATCGCACCATAAGCAGAGTTCAATGAAATCTTTCTCGCCATCTGGATGTTATTGAAACGAGACACGTCTTTAAGATATTTAGCATCTTTCGTGTCCTCATACTGTTGCTTTGCAGCCAACATCTTCTTCTTGTAGATGGTTCGATCATCATACATCGACTGCATCATCTCAGGAAGAAATCCTTGAAAATCTTTTCGGAACATTGCACCGTTTGGTGTTGCAGTTACATTCTCATCAAGTCCCTTCTTAGGAACAAGTTTACCATCAATGATGGCATCAACACCACCATCACCAAAGTTAAGTTGGTCTGATAACAAAGTCTCTGGTGAGATATTGTATTGCATAATCAAGTGTGGATACAGAGAGTTCAAGTCAAAAGACAGAACCCACTTGTGTTGTCCCACTTGTGGTTCCTTAACATATGCACCAATATACTTCTCTGCCTTGTTTCCACGAGCAGACTTCTGTGGGATTACAACCTTCTTCTGTAGAAGGTGATTGTAAATCAACACATCCCAATACTTCACAGAAGTAAAGGAATCAGACATATTCACTTTCGCTTCGTATGTCATAGTCATCATCAAGTCAATCAACTTCATCTTGTCATCTAGTCTATCGACTAGCTCAACGTCTGTGATGTTATAGTCAATGAATGATTGATAGTCTTCAGTATACCATGCACGAAATGTTTCGTAAGGGTTTTCATCCTTACGTTCACCAAGTTCCACATGTGCAATGTGATCTAGTCGATAAGACTCTTGTGCAGAGTAAGTAAACTTACGATACAACAGAAGATAGTCAAGAGATTCCACACCCATGATATCATAAACAGTTTCGGATTTACCGTATGCACTTTTGATTTCACGGCCACGAACAGAGTTCCAAGGCGACAGGCGTTGCACTGCCTCTTCACCCATGACTTTCTCTAGTCGATTGACAATGTATGGAATATCGAATCGTTCAGTGTTCCAACCAGTGATAACATCTGGGTGATCGGATTCCCACCAAGACACAAAACGAGCAAGGAGTTCACGTTCATCGCCACATAGGATATACTCAACGTCATCCCTGTCAGTAGTGTATGGACGCAAACCCCAAACGATGATTTTGTTTTGAGAGTGATCTTTAACTGTGATGGAAAGCATCGGTTCCTCTGCCTTGTCNGCANANGGGAAACCGTTCTCACACTCCACCTCAATATCAATAGTAACAATCTTCAACAGAGATGAGTCAAACTCAATCTGTTTTGGATACTTTTCTGAGATATAAGTGTAGGTGAACTGAGACATACCATAGACAAGCCATGGTTGAGTTTCGTATTGTTTAACGAACTCTTTCGCCTCTTTGATAGACAAGAACTTCATTGGATTGACGTTCTTGCCTTCTAGAGTTTTCCATCCAGTTTCTTTTTGCACAGGCACGAAAAGAGTGGGTTCGTATTTAACCTTGAAGTTTTTACGAACACCATTCTCAACGGCACGAACTAGTAATTGATTACCCCACTGGGCAACATGAGTGTAGAAATTCATAATATAAAGATACCACCATTAGGGGTTAATGTCAAGAGAAAAGAGGTAAAGATTCCTCGCCTGCAAAGTGTTGGTCAATCATGTCAATGATATCCTGTGCCTCTGCAATTTTAGATAGTTCTGATTCTACTGCTTCTGCGATATCAGAATGTTCTCCAATACCAGCAGGATTTTTGAGGTAGACTGCAATGTTCGCTTTGTGAAGGGCAATCTTTCCTTCGTTAAATTTCTTAATCGCATCAAGCATTATGTTCTCCATTTTGTTCTGTCAAGGAAAGTAGTTAGAATTTCTTTTGTGATACTTCTTCCCTTATCTTTGATAAGAGGTTTGGATGCAGCGTCTTTGAACACTGCTTCAATACCCATTAGTCCAGGCGTAGAGTTGACTTCGATCATGTATGGTTTGTCTTTCTCCCTATCTTTGGCTGGAATGAAATCCACACCAACAATTGTTCCATCAACTGCCTGTGCAGCCCTCAAGGCTTCAGATGCCTCAAGTTCTGTAAGTTCGTGTATCTCTGGTTCTGAACCTTGTGATACATTCGATCTAAAATCGTCACTAATTACTGGACGTTTCATTGCACCGATAATCTCACCAGCGACAATGATTACTCTAACGTCATATTTGGTTGGAACATATTCCTGTAGAATAATGTCCACATATTCGTCTTCACGAAACAAGAGTTGAACTACACTGTGAAGAGATTTAAGACTCTCAATCCACATAACACCTACACCTCTTGAACCTGTAGATGTTTTAAGTATCAAAGGAAACTTATTACCAAGTCTCTTTGCAGCGTCCTCTGCACCTTCACCATGTCTCACTAGAACTGTGCTTGGTGTATTGAAATCGTTGCGTTGAAATACGACTTGATTATACCACTTGTCACTACAAATGTCATGACATTTTGTAGAATTAATTACAGTGTAACCTTTAGTCTCAAGGTTCTCAACTGCCACCCACCAAGACGTGTTCCCTGTCTTCACAGTAGAACCCATCCCTCTTGCCATCACGAGAGTGTCTTTTGGGGATATCTTAAACGGTTTATCATATTCAGCATCTGCTTTCATAGTTGGAAGTTCTGCCTTACCATCTTCTCCTACTGGAAAAGAGTAGACGTTGAACCCATCTTCGCCGACAGGTTCCATATACATTCCACTAAACTCTGCAAGATGGCACTCCAATCCCATACCTTTTGCAATCTTACGAATCATCGGCCCTGTCTCATTAGGGTCATGAGGGTCATCATGCGAAAGAATCAACAACTTATATGGTTGTTCTTTTTCTTCCTTAAATACGAAATCGGAAAACTTCTGTGCCAAATTATGATTCTCTTTTCTTTCCAATGTTATACTTAGTCTCTAGTTCCCACTCATTCTTTTCTTTGAATGAGATAACTTTAATTTGTGAGAGGGGCGCTCTTGGTTCTGAGCTGCCAACAATCTCAATCAAACCCCAATCTCCTAGTAACGCAGCAATTGAGTTTCTACGAGACACATCGTTTTCTGTGATGTTGGTATCTTTACCGTCTAGAGCAAACAACTCTTTAAAGTGAACGATATAGTAACGTCCCTGTTTATGAAGGATGTGACAGGACTGATACAGTTTTCTCTCTTTGCGAGATGCCACACCAATACGAGATAATGTCTCCCTAACTTTTAGGAAATCATCAGGCTCCTTTAGTTTTATTTCTAGCATCTTCTCTGGATGCCATTCAATTTCATTCATTTTCTTCCACCTTTATTCAAACTATCTTTGATAGCCTTTATCTGTTCATCGTTAAGTATGGAAAGTGCGGCCTTTGCTTTTTCATTACTGTAACCATAATATTCTTTCACATACTCTAAGTCTTTCAATTTACTCGCTTTCACCCAAGGAGCATAACGTTTCTTAGACCTAACACTATTTAGTAAAAAGTCATATTGTAGCTTCTTGTCCAGATGGTGACGCATGTTGAGTTCATTGACTAACATGATGGTGTCGTTAAAAGGTGCCATGCATTTGTTGATAATGAATGGAACATACTTCTTTTCCCACATAGGATCATCTGAGTCTAACAGATTCTCCTTTGTGGTGTTGATTGAGTTAAGATAGTCCTTTAGTTCGTAACTCATTTGAACTTCACCTGTGACATAACCTCAATCATAAATGCAAGCATATTGATTTCTTGGTCTGCCACAAATGCAGATTTGTATTGATAATCTGCAACAGACAATACCAAGTGAGGAACAGTTGAAGGTTCAATCTTCTCATACAGTGTATCATATATTTTACGATATACTTGTGATGGGTCGTTGTCCATATTGTTGGCAACCCACTTACGAATAGACTTGAAGTCTTTGTCTTTGA